TAGCCACTTCTCATCTTTAACTGCATGTTGGTAAATTTCATAAAAAAAATTTTGCATGCCAGCGGGAGTACCAATAAAATAACAAAACCCTTTACGATCTGATAATGCAGGTCTCAAAATTTCATTCCAAAGTTTAGGGTCCACTTGTGCGGTTTCATCTATGCAGACCCCATCCAGGAATATACCCCTTATGCTTTCTGCATTTTCAGAAGACAATAATGTTATACGGGAACCATTAGGTAGGTCGCATCTAAGTTCTGTTTCGTTATATCTTGTGCCAGGTATCTGAGCAGTAAATTGTTTTATGTAGTCCCATGCAATGGACTTGGCTTGCTTATATGTAGGCGCTACGTATGCAAATCTTGGGTTTGGCAACGGGTGCATAAGTGCGGCTTTTATTAAATGATTTAAAATACAAACGGTCTTACCAAATCTTCGGTGGCAGTTAAGAACCGCGAACCTGTGCTTGTCTAGCAAGTCGTGAAGTTCTTGTTGTTGGGGTCGTGGTGTATATAATTCTATGTGCATTAATGTATCGTTGGTACGCAATCAAATAAACTGCTTGCGGTTTCATAATTCATGCCAGATTTGCTTAACATATAACTTGCAAAAGCTTCTGCAACATCAGAGTTTTCAAAACCATGAACATGTATAACTAGACTATTAGTTTCTTTGTCTACAAATGCAAGTGTTGTTAAAGGGTCTTTTATTTTAGGTTTCTTTTTTTTCATAGTCTTTGTCTCTGTGTGTCTGTGTCAAAGTCCGAATATATATATATATTACAAACTGCGACTAGTTTAGCGGGTATAGTGGCATTTTTACAACACAATGTTGCATTTTTATATGCTATTAGTTGTGTCTCAGATATTAAACCCGCGATAATCTTTATAATATCTTAACTTTAATTGTTTACTTGTGTCTTGGTTGTGTGTTCTTCTTTTGTTCGTACTCCATAACACACGCGCGAGACTCTGTCTTCTCTAACAAAAAAACCAACAATCAAGCCTTCTTGTTATTAGCAGCAAAGTTGGCTGCAGCTTCTTTACTACCAAACCCCCACTTCTTTAAAGCCAGCGCCAGGCGCGTTGGCTCTCCATCTTTATTCTTCATTGGTCCCTTCATCCCAGCAAACCTAGCTGCAAAGCTTACTCGTCTTGGATTAGTTCCAGACTTAACTGGTGGTTTAAGATTACTTCCATATTTTGTCTTGAAATAATCTCTACCCTTTTGAGTTAGTCCGCCTGTCTCTGATTTATGTTCTTTTTTCATTTACTTTCTCTTAGCAGTTTTAGCAGCTCTTTTAAATTGTTTTCTAGTTGGTGCGCCTTTAGCTCCAGGCTTTCTCATTCTCTCATTTGAGCCAGCTTTTATTCTAGCTCTCTTAGCATGAATATTTGCATAAAGACCTTTTTTCATAATTTCCTTTTGTTTTATTTTGTAACATTTATTTATTAATTATTTTAACAATCAATGATTGACATATTGTCAAAAATAACTAATCTAACTTTATAACTAACAAAGGAGAAAATCAAATGATTTTTATTTACAACAAAGACAGCTTCGAAAATTCTGTTGAAGTTGATAACTACCCTTGGGGATTTAAAAAAACCAAAAAAAGATTTTGGTTAGAAACTAATAAAAAAGGCACTAGATTGGTTTCATCAACTCAAAATCCTAAAAACGGTGAATGGTGTAAACCAAAAGTTTCAACCTATTCTGCAGTTGGTGTTTTAACTTCAGAAATTAAGGAAAATAAAAACTTCGTGTCCTGGACAGGTTTAAGCCAGTATTCAAGTGATAAAGATATTGTTGAATTTACTAGAGCTGTAGACGTTCAACAATTACCAAAAGAAGCACAAAAGGCTATTTGTTTTTTAAAAGCAAAAAACTATGCTTGGAAAGGTGTAAAAGTTGAGTTTGTTACAAATCCTACTCCAGAACAATCTCAAAAATTACAAGAAAACTCAGATAGAGCTAAAAAATATTTAGCAGCTGTAGGCAATAAAGCTTACAACACTTGTTTAATCAAAAATAACTTAAATTAACCCTCAATTACCTCGGGAGCTTTTTCTGGCTCCTGGGGTCTTCCCCAAGAAATAGTAATTTTATTATCCGATTTAACTTCCTGTTTAACCTTATCTCCAAAAATACCACTAGCTAACTTAGATGCTAACCATCTCGCGTGGTGCGCTAGTTCTCTAGTCTGTTGAAAATACTTAGGGTCTTGAGGTTTGCTCAACATCTCATGTATTTGGTCAAGGATAGTAAACGTTCCAACTTCTCTTGCTTTCATAATTTGCTTATGAAACTTATCATCATCACGCATCTTACGATAAACCACAGACAATGAAGGATAGTTTTTATCCTTACAAATTTCAGTTAAGGTTTTACCGTTTTCAAGCTTCTCTATAATATTTTCTATTTTTTCTAATTGCATTTAAAATGTACTCATCTGTTTTGTTTTTATATTGTGGTAAGTTTTTTAAAGATTTCAACTGTCCTTCAATTGAAGTAGGACCAGTAGACATCCCTGCATGATACTTACAGCGGTAATGACCTGTTTTCATCAGATTACCTTTACACCTGCAACGTACCGTAAACTTAGAACCCCTGGTGTAACTCTCACATTGCTTTAGTAGTTTGTTACGACCAGGCATACCACATATAGTAAATCATTTTTATTGTAAAATTTAAAGTTTAGCAAGACTAAGCTAATTTTTTAGTTTTTTTTTTAATCTCCCCGTTTAGCCTATTCTTAGTATATTCAAAACCGTCCGAGCCGCGGAACTGGTCTATTAAACCCTCGGACCCATAATATTGTAACTTGATACCATTATAATCAATATCCTTATTCTGGCTTGGCAGGAAGGGTGTATTCTGAGAATATCTATTTCTATAACTATAATTGTTATATGGTTTAATTACTTTGGTTTTATTAATACTTATAATATTTGATAACTCAGAGTTATAAAATTTGATAACTCTCGAATTAGTAAGTAAATTCTCATGTAATGGCAGCTTATATTCTAGTGTAGATTGTCTTCGTCTAGTCTGGATAATATTAAGCTTTTTTAGTCTGGCAATGGAACGGTAAACCGTAAGTTTAGACAACCCGACCCTGTCTGCTATCGTCTGAACTCTAGGATAACAAACCTTAGTTTTACGATTATAGAAACTAACCAAACCAAAATAAACCAACTTATCCGATGGGGTAAGCTTAGAGCTTTTTAATATGCTTTCATCCGCTACAAAGAAACTCAAAACGGTACCTCCGCTAAAACACACTCATTGCTGTGCCTCTCCTGCAGTATTTTTAGCATCTTTATAAATTCTAGGGGTTCCATGACCCTCAGCTCACTTTCGGCAGGTGTGAGCTTCTTAATGCGAAATTGAGTTACTTCATCGTGAGCTAAACCAGGGGTATAAAAAACCAGGAATGATGGTACTTTACAAGCTCTTGCAATTTTCTCAGTTACTGTGGTAGTTTTGTAAGTTTGTCCCTTATCAACCGCGGTCTCAAACATAGCTAGCGGCTCCTGGCACTTTTTACAAATCTCAATAAAATCTAAGTCCAATCCTGCCAGACCATCAAACTTTCTATGGTACTCGCTGAAGTGATCTCCGATATTAAAATAATTATATCTCGCCATTTAGAGACCTTTTTCTCTGAGGTTGTTAAGCTTTCCGTTGATTTTCTTTGTAAGTTCTTCAATTGCCTTATCCTTTGCATCAATAATCTTTTTTAATTCATTAGCTTCATGCTCATTGATTAGAACCTTAACTTCTAAATCTTTTTTTTCTTTTTTTTCAAGTTCAGTTTTTAGTTTGTTTATGCTCATAAAGTACCTCCACTTTTTTTATAACCGAATTAGGTATAACATTCCTATTACCGACTTCTGTCCCTTCTGTATCGGTCGACCAATCAGAGCAAATGATTGTATTTTTTTTATTCTTTTCGATTATAAAACCTGCACTATAACAAATCGCAACATTATCTTTTTTTGCGGACTCTAAATTTTTCCAATCACTAAAAGCGCAAATATCCTCCCAAGTGATTAAAACAAATTTTTTAAACTTCATAAAAATCTTTTATGGTAACTTTGTTTTTTGTAGCTGCCTTAATTTTATCTAGCATTTTAGGTCTAGGTATTCTAGAACCCGTACACCAACGATGAACGGTACTGGATGCGGTTTTACTTTGTAAACCAATGAGATCAGCCAAACCTTTATAAGTTAATTTTTTTTTAATTCTAAATGTATTCAGTTGCATAAATTTGCTTATAATTATTTTTGACAAATTGGCAAACAAATTAAATTATATTCACTCAGCAAGCGAATATATTTCATTTATTGTTTACTGATAGTTTTCATTTGGTTATTAGTTTGTTCAATGAATGTTGAAAATAAATTAAAAGATATTCTTAAAAAAGCAAATATTGAAACAGAGCTTCCAGAGTGGTCTAAGTTTTATAATTGGAACCATCACTCACCATCTCAAATAAATTCACCAGATGATATTTTTTGTTTTAAATATTTTTATTTAACAGAAAATGAAAGAGCTAAGTTTAAACCTAATTCTAAAATGGTTGCAGGAGCAACTATAGGTCAAGCAGTAGCGCAAATCTTTGCAAAGAAAATCTATAACAGAAATAAAAAACAATTTTTTAATACAGAGGAAACAAAATTTGATGAAAGCTAAAAAAGAAGAAGTATTTAAATTAGCAACTGCAGCTTATGATACTTACAAACCATTAAATGAGTTTGATGAATACGAATACAAAAACAACAAAGAAAATTTATTACAAGTTTTACAACAAACCATTAAAGGTATTGAAGAAATAGGTTTATCAGGCAACATCCTTGCAGAAAAACCAGTTAAGCATAAATTTCCTGGCTGTGTTTTACCTGTATCGGGTCAAATAGACTTATGCGATGATACAAAATTTATTGAAATTAAAACCAAGTGGAGAAGAAGAACTGGTAAATATAAATCAGATGGCTCTCCAAGCTTTAGTATTGTAAAGCCTGTTCCATTTGATGATTACTATTTACAAACTGCATTTTATTATTTTGCAACCAAGCTTGAACCGCATTTATTAATTGTAACTGAAGACACTTATAAAATTTATACAAAAGAAAATTGTCCTCAATTACAACCAGATAATTTAAAATCTATTGCATTAAAGATAAGACAGACTTGTCTAAGAAGGGAACGTCTAGCAGCTAGACACTCTGGAACTCATTTATGGACCAATGATGTTAATTTAGATTTAACCAATTTTAAGTGGGATGATGAACACAAAACAGTAGCAGAAGATTTATGGAACGAAAACCTCTTAACATCTACCAAATAAATTTATTTAAAAATAAATATAATTTTGGTAAACATAAAATTAGAGCCAATAATACAATTATCATTTGTTCATTTATGATAATTATATTGCTCCCTCTGTTAGTTAAATATGGCTCTAATCTGTGGGATGTTGTCCAGTCTTTCTTTCCTTTCTCAATGTCCCACAGTAACTCATTATGATAGAAAATAACTTAACTCCAAAACAATACTTAGAAAGTTTAATTCAAAATAAACAATGCTATGACCTGGATAATGGTAAAGTAGCTCTGTATCATAAAGATATAGAACACATGGCAGCTTACTTCGATATAACTACTGATGTCGATATTAGAACTGCAGATGGTAAGATTAGATTTGCAATCTGTAAAGCAACGGCAACGGTTAATTCTAATAATAGAACTTACTCTAGCCTAGGTGAAGCGCACCCAGATACTAATGGATTTGCATATTTTGTTGCGGTTGCAGAAAAGAGAGCTGTAGATAGAGCTATCCTAAAAGCGCTGCACTTACATGGTGATGTTTTATCTTATGAAGAATTAGATTTAAGAAAAAAACAACCAGTTAAAAAAACAACTGAGGAACCAAAAACAAAAGTTAAATCTTTAACTGAAGAAATAGAACACAAAATTTTATCTGCAAAAGATAAAGTCAGTTTTGTTAAGTTGCTTGGCAAGTATGAAAATTACTTGTCTCAATTAACAAAAGAAAATCCTGGTTACGCAAATAAATTGCTAGAAAAAATCCAGGTGAAACAAAAAGAAATGGAGGACAAATAATGTCGTTTAATCCAAAACCAGGATATGTTTGCTCGTTTGCGATGCAAAAAAATCCTAACAAAATAGAAGCTAAGCATCCAGATTTAGTCTTAATTAATCATATGACTAAAAATGGAAAGCAGGCTCCCAAAAATTTTACCATTAAATTAAATGGTCAAGATGTTTGGTGCCAGGCTTCGGGTTATAAACAAGAAGATGGTTCAGTTAAGATAACGATTACTCAAACTGATACCAATAAAAAACAAGGTTTTGCGCCTAAGCCACAACAAGCGGCTGCAGCGGAAGACTTTATTTAAATATGAAATACGGTTTAACTCCAATACATCGTAAAGTTTATGAGTGGATTAAATCGTATATAAATAAGCACGGGTATGCGCCGTCTTACGATGAAATTAAGGTGGCGCATAATATGAAAACCAGGTCCCACGTTCACAAAATTATTGATAATTTAGAAAAAAGAAAATGGATAGCAAGAATACCCGCAACAGCCAGAAGCATAACGATACTTTAAAAACATTAGAGAACCAGGGAGGCAAGCATTACCAAGGCTTTGCTATTCAACCTGCTCAATTTATAATTAAAAATAAACTTCCATTTGCTGAAGGAAACGTCATAAAATATACGTTAAGACACCGCGAAAAGAACGGTGCTGAAGATATTAAAAAGGCTATACATTACTTAAAAATAATACTAGAAGTAGAGTATGGCGAATAAATTTGTCAAAAGATGGGACTATGAATGTATCGTTTCTTTTGAGACTACTTCAAATTCTGTTGAGCAATTGGCTATGATGAACAACCCGCCAGAAAACGCAAGCTGCGTTGTTAAACAAGATGATTTACGATTTATGAAATCAACCGTAAAGGAGGTAAAGCAGATTGTCGATATACCAGCAGCTAACAGAGAAGATAGCTCAAGCCGAAAAGCAGAGAAAAAATCTTCTCTCAAAGATAAGCAAGACCAAAAATAAAATGGGTTATTATCCAGTAAATACTTTGGCACTTGCTAAACAAGCTAACGAAAAGTTAGTGGATATAGTCCAGTTACAGGACCAAAGAAAGCAATTAGAATACTAAACTTTCTTAAATAGTAACGCACAACTTGTAAAACTTCATTTACTTGCTAAGGCTTCTTTGCACTTTTTTTAAAACATTCCGTAATATTAGTTGATAAAACAATCACAGACACCTGTTGACTAAATGTCAATAACTATGCTAGAAGGTAATTAACTAACAAGGAGTAAAAAAAATATGACAGCAAACTTAAAAATAGAAAACATACAAGTCATACATGCTGCGTTTGAAGATGAACCAGAGTACGTTGCAAATTACAATCCGAACTTTGAACCAACTGATACATACAAAAAATATTTATCAGATGAAAAAGTAGAAGTTGAAGCTGTACTTGAAGATGTTTGGAGAGCTACCCAAAATGTTGCAGACAGTTGGAGTAACGGAGATGCAACTGGAGAATTTGATTACAACGTAGACAAAAGTCCTAACATTGTAGTCTTAAAAGATTTGCCAGTTATTAAAGGCAAAACTTACGGACACAGAAGTACAAGTGTTGGTGATTATGTAATTGTAAAATTTTCAAATACAGAAATTTACAATTGCTACATTGCAGAAGATGTAGGTTTTTCACTTCAACAAAGTTGTATTGGTGGTCCCATAGAATACTGGAAGTTGGAAGCAGGTAAAATATTTGGTTCAAGAAGACTAAAGAAAAAAGCCTAATGAAAAAACCAACTTTCATACAATACTTAATGATGTTTATTATTTTTGAAATAATTTTTGTATCATTAGGTTTATTTGCATTACATCAATGGTCAACACAAGGAGGAATATAAAATGATAAAATGTCCAGAATGTAAAAGTGATAGTCTAACTTATCACCCAGATGGGATTGATGTTAGATTTACAGATACATTTTCACAATCAGAAAATGGTAACTGGGTTTTTGATAAACCAGTTTTAAAACTTACAGAACTAATTGAGTGTGAGTCTAATCCATTATTTAGTTGTAAAAAATGTACTGCCGAATTTAATCTTAAACAAGCAGCATAAGGAGGAATATAAATGTATATTTGCACTTACAAACTACAAGGTAGAGAAAAACTTTTAGCTGGTGAGACTATACCAATGGTTCATAAAAAATTTATAAAAGATTTTGCTGAAGCAGCTGGTCAAGTTAAAAAAGTTAAAATAGAAAAAGCTAATGACCCTAGTTTTTTAATAGTTTTAAATTATGAAACTTACAGGGACTTTTTTGCTAAACCTAAATCTAATGTTAATTAGAAAAAACGGAACCAAATACAAAGTATACGATGAGGGTCGAAAGACCCTCGCGTCATTTGATACTAAAGATCAAGCGATCGCCTGGACAACCAAGCCAAGCACTATAGATTTTACACAAGCTTTTAATTTATTTAATAAAAATATACAGGACCA